GAAATCATAATTAAAGAAGCTACAATCAAGCAATTGATTTCTCAAAATCAACAAATAATCAAAGTAGAAGATGGATACACCGATCCATCTAACCCAGGAAAGAAGTTAAAGTAATGGCAAAGGTACAACCAGAAAAAGAACCAGTAGTCGAAACTCCAGAAGTTAAAAAAGAGTTTACAGTAACTATTATGGTTAGTGAAAAAAACCTAAGTTACAAGAGTGATTTCAATGAAGCTGAAACTATATTTTGGCTTGAAGCTGTTAAGAATTTAGTTATTAAAAAGACTTTTGAAGTAATGGATGCTCCAGCAGTTTAAGTTATCTTCTCCTTTGTGGTTTTAAATACTACTATTAACCTATATATTGTAAACAGGAGAATATAAATGGCTATTAAAGATTATCTTCCATTTGTTCAAAATAGTTCTGCAGATTTTTTTGCAAAAACTATACAACCGGATCAGGTACAGTCCCTATCTAGGGCGCTAAAACCGGCTGCCTTGGCTCTAGGCTTCAAGGGAACTACTTTCTACTATAATACCAGGGCAACGTTTGAGCCTTCTCCATACAACTTTGAGAGACTTCTTCAGGCAATAGATACTGACTCATATGTAAAGCAAGCTACTTTAAAATATAAAGAACTTTTCTGGAAAGAAGGCTGGACTATTACTGGAGAAAATCCAGAAGCAGTAGCTTATCTTTATCAAAGAATAGACTTTATGGAAATTGCCATGAAGAGGCCTATTAGTGAATTCTTTATTGAAGTTTCAGACAATTTAATAAAATTCTCTAATGTTTTCATAGTAAAAGCTAGAGGAGATATGTCTGAATATTTCCCTACTGCACTTAATCCAATAAATGGAACTCAGCCAATAATAGGGTATTATCTTATCCCTACAGAACAAGTAAGTATTCTTAGAGATAAACATAACAGACCTAAATCCTACAGACAAGAAACTAGTCCTTGGACATATACTCCAACGGAAAAGGATCCTATGTGGGATGCAGAAAAAGTAGTCCATTTACACTTTGACAAAAAAGCCGGTAGAGCTTTTGGTACTCCATTTATGAGCGCTGCCATGGACGACGTTATTGCTCTTCGTCAGTTGGAAGAAGATATTCAGAACTTAGTCCACAGAGAATTATTTCCACTTTACAAGTATAAGATTGGCACAGCGGAACAACCAGCTGAGCCAGATGAGATAGATAGAGCTTCTTCTGAAATTGAAAGCATGAGATCAGAAGGTGGATTAATCCTCCCGTATCGACATGACGTAGAAGTTATAGGGGCAAACGGAACAGCCCTAAATGCTGAAGGTTATTTACAGCATTTTAAGGAGAGAGTTGCAATTGGTCTTGGAGTATTTCCTCATCATCTTGGAATGACATCTGGAGCAAATAGATCAGCTACAGAAAGACTAGACACCGCTCTTTATGATAAGGTAAAACAGTACCAAAAGCAATTTGCTGAGATGGTTAGGCTTCATTTCTTTAATGAGCTATTATTTGAAGGTGGATTTGATCCAATAACTAATCCAATGGATGAAGGTGTATCTGATCGTTGCTTCTTTAAGTTTCACGAAATAGACGTCGATACACAGGTCAAAAAAGAAACACATATTATTCAAAAATATACTAATTCAGTTATTTCATTAAGTGAGACTAGAACCGAATTGGGTATAGATCCAGAAGCTGATATTTCTGAATTATTCCCATCAATTCAAGCAGAGATACAATCTCATTTGATGGAAGTTCAAGCTAAAATAACTTCCAAAAATCAATCCCAGCAAGATAATACGCCAAAAGTTGATCCGACTACACAAAATTCAGATAAGCAACAACCAGCCTCAAAGGGGCAGCGTAATATGCCATCAAGAAGAAAAGGTGCCGGCAATATTATAAGGCCAACAAATCAGCAAGGAAGAAGAACTTCTCCTGATATAAAAAGATCAGATCTATCATGGTTACCAATGATTGAAAATGCTCTAAAAGAAGAGTATAATGTAATTGAACAAGATGAAGTAGAAACCAAAGAAGAACAAAAAGGATAAAATGTATATTAAATCAGAAACAGGTAGATTGTCTAGGTACGGAGATGATGCAGTAGAAGCATTTAAAACAGCAGTAAATAATGGTCAAGCTAGACTTGGAATGCAAATTCTTGTCGACGTAATTGATGCGTTTGCTGACAAGTTAGATGAACTTTCACTGCTCGCAGAAGAAAATAACATTGCTGTCACTCCAGAAAAAGAAGTTGAAGCTATTAAACCAGCACCAGCTGTTAAAGAAGAAGAAGTTGAGTCAAATGAAGGTGTAACTCCTGCTAAGGCGAAACCCGCTACAAAAGAGCCTTCAGCTCAATAACAGAATGAAGCTAATAATAGGTTGCCCTATTTATAATAGAGACTGGATTTTTCCATATTGGATTTCCTGTATTCAAAATCAGTCAATACCATTGTCTGAAATAGGTTTTGTATTCGTTGCATCTAAAGATGACGAAGGCACAATTCAAATGTTGAATAGCTGGAAAGATCTTCATCCTGAGGTTAAAGTCTTTGATATCCTTTTTCCTGAAGATGTTAATCACTATACTCATGCGGAAAATTCTCGCAATTGGACCGTATCAAAGTATTTCAATATGGTTAATTTAAGAACTCATTTACTTAATAAAGTAAGAGAATATCAACCTGAATATTTTTTTAGTCTAGATTCTGATGTGTTAATAAAAAATCCAGCTACGCTAGAACTTTTAATAGCACATATTAAAGAAGGTGCAGATGCGGTAAATCCACTTATGTTCATGACTCCATCTGGAGTTGGATTTCCAAGTACAATGACATGGGTGGATAAACCGGGCGAAAAAGCAATAAGAACTACAGATTATCCGCTTGGATCTTATTTTAAGACGGATGTAATTATGGCAGCAAAGATGATGTCAAAACAGGTTTACAATAACGTAGACTACGCATTACATGAGCAGGGTGAAGATTTAGGCTGGTCAGGCAATTGTGCAGAAAAAGGGTATTCTCTTTACACAGCCGGTTATCTTTACGCAATTCACGTTATGAGTAAATCTATGATGCAAGAAGTCGCTAGAAATGGCGATTCAAGAGAAGAATTAACTTTAAAAAATTTATCTACATAACATTTTGCAAAGTTTATCTAAAGTATGATATTCTTATATAAGAATGTTTAATATGAAATAAATTAACTTACTATTGTTGATAGTTTAAACTGCTCTATAACGGAGAAAAAATGGCTTTTGAATTTACAGAGAACTTTACAGTTCAACTTCCAGATATGTCTGAAAGTAAATATGATTTTTCTGAATCATTTAATGCAAATTATGGTTTAATTATTGAAGTCGCTGCTATACACGAGCGGACTTACCTCTAACTATAATAATTACTCTGCAATTGAATTAGAAAAGGCACTTCAGTCTTGGGTTGAACCATATCCAAAGCCTATCATTATGAACCATGATTTAAACACCGAGCCAATCGGCAGAGTCATGGCAGCTAAAATGGATAAAGAAGCTGACGGAAGTCCTTTTGTAAGATTGCAAATAGCTATCACAGATCCAGTTGCAGCTCAAAAGGTTTTAGATAAAAGATATCTTACTGGTTCAGTTGGCGGACGTGCTTCAAAAGCAGTATGTTCTATAAGCGGAGATGATCTAGCTGCAGAGAGTGACTCTGGAAGACCACGTGCTCCAAAATTCCGCAGAGGTCAAGTCTATAAAGGCAAATTAGCATTTATTGACATGCAGGATATTTCTTTCAAGGAGTATTCATTTGTTAATCAACCAGCAGACGGAAAATCTGGGGTTAGAGCTACTACCGTTATAGGCGACGACAATGCTAAGCCCAGCTCAGAGGGTTGGGTTGCAAAAAGTTCTGCATTCGTTCTTCATATGAATGAAGAGGATATTTACTCTTTTGACGAACGTGCTTCTATTTTAAGTGGCATGAAGAAAAAAGAATCTAGGCCAATGTATCTTCACCTCAAAGGTGCTTTTTGGACCGCCAT